TTAGTTCAATCGTTGAGCCGATAGGCTGACCGTTAAAGATCGCGCCTACCGTCTTAACTTTTACGTTTGTCATCGTTACCCTACCGCTACGTCAGCGTGAAGAATAAGCGATGGCGCTTCGATAACAGGGAATCCTGCCGCGTAACCTTCGATGATGGAGCGTAGTGGTCGCTTTTCGTCAACCGCACGAACGACTAGGCCCGGCTGGAAATCTTCGGCTTCCGGATTTGGTCCGTAGTAGAAATTACCGAGTCCTTCGGAAAGGAATACGACGCGACCTGCCGGGTAGAATTCGACTTGCTCGTCTTGGCCCGTGTACATATTGCGTACAGTTTTCGCGCGTGTACGAATAACTTGCACCGTCGGCAAAGCGAATCCGCTTAGGACTTCATTAACTTCGCTAGTTGCGATACGCGTTACGCCAGCAATGCCCGGCCGTGCTTCGGAAATGATCGACACGTTCTTCGTCAATAGCGCGAATACTTCTTGCGGCATCAAGATAACGTCCGCAGTTTTTCCGTTGTTCGTCTTCGCGTACAACTCGTTCCATTCGATCAGGTCGCCGAGGATATCCGCGTCGGAGCTAGTCCATGCGTTAGCGCCGGAACGTACGATTTTGTGTTCGTCCGGAATTTTATAGTCAAAGCCGACTTTAACCTCGCCTTTCTTCCAATCCAACTTTCCGAACGACAACGCTTGAGCACGTAGCACGTCGGAGAAATCTTGGATTCCTTCGATGATGTCAACCGCTTTCTTTTCGAGTTTATTGATTAACGCTGTTTTCTCGCCGTCAGAACGCGCTTGGTTCAATGCCATTAATTCCTCGACTGTTGCGATATATTGAAGACCGAACGCCGCCATAGAGCCGAATTGCGTTGCTACGGCATCGCGGTCCATGACCGGAGGCTCGGCTCCGTAACCAATGAACGCTGCAAGGTTCTTCGTCTGCTTAACGATGTCGTACGCAAACGTCGTGCTGTATACGTTTAGATTCGGTAAAAACCGCTGCCCGAATGTAGGATTCTCTTCGCGTAGTGATACGCTCTCGTCGATTAGCCCGCGTAGCGCCGGCTCTTGAAACTGCTCTAAATGTGTGATTCCGCTCATTTATAAATTCCTCCTAATAGTTGTGTTTTTGGCAATATAAAAACGAACTCTCGTCTGAAAGTCCGTTTCCTTAAATTTCTTTTACATATCGAATCATTGGCGTTGCTGCTCGGAAGGCGTCCGTTACGCCGATGAGCTTTGCGTCATATACCGAACCGCGAACGATAACCTCACCGACAATAGTGTCGTTGGTTCCGTCGTTCGTGAAGTCGACGTTCAGAATGGAGAACTCGTCATATCCAGCCTCTAATGTTCCTGCTTCCGTCTCCATGTATGGCTCGAATTTGCCTGTTGTTAGGTTGCGCGCAACGGCAGTGCCTACGTCTACGTGTCCTACTGGAAACTTCGTCGCGTCCATCGTTGCTCCAACCTGTTTGAATTGTAAATGCGTGCTTGCAAGAATATTTTTCCCGCCTTTAAATTCCGTACGTCCGTAATTTAATGAGTATGGCATTCGTTATTCCTCCTGTTATCGTTTTAGTAGTTTTCTTGCGCGTTCCCGCGCCTTTTCGTAGCTATCGTCCTTCTGTCCCGGTTGTTGTCGTCCGCCTCCGCCTGTTGTCGGATCAACATACGCCGGTGTCGGTGGCGCAACCGCCTTGAACCGTTCAACTGACGCTTTTACACTCTCTTCGTCGTCGCCAGTAATGAAGCCGAATATATCCGCCAATTTGTCCGCAGAATATCCTGCTTCGAGTAGTAGCGCCTGCTTCTTCGCAAGCATTTCGGCAGCTCTTGCTTTCGCTTCTACTTGTTCGCGTGCCGCTTTCTCTGCTTCGTATAGCTCTTTGAACTTCGCTTCATCTTCGAGCCTTTTGCGTTCTGCTTCCGCCCTTGCTTCCTCGACTGCCTTCTCTGTCTTCGCCTTTTCTCGCGCCAAACGTTCGCCGATTGCGCGGTCGAATTCTGCTTGTGTCATCGAGATAGTAGCCGTTGCCGGTGGGTCAGCCGGTGGTTCCTCCGAAAAGAATTGCAAGTTAAGGCGTAGTAATTCCGTTTCTTTCGTTTTCATATCGTTGTCCTCCCGTTTATTGAGCGCCGTCGCGC